TTCTCTTCCAAGTCATCTTTAGAGAACATAAGATCATATGACTTAATAATCAAGTCATTTAATTTAGCTATGGTCTCATCATTACGTAAAGACTTAAACGCTAAGTTCTCTACTGAAAATTCTCCCTTACTTGCAAGTCCATCCTGACGCATCTTCATAAGTTTGTCTTTTAACTTCTTAGCGCGCTTGTTAACAAGACTAAACTCTTTCTCGTCACTAATATTATCTAATACTTCCTCTAAAAGGTCAAGCTCTTTTTTAAAGGATAAAGCTTTCTTTTGAACATCTTGATGATCTATTTCCGGCGGGTCTTGTTTAGGTTTTTTAATCCATCTATTATCAGATAAACTAAATAGACCGGAAGCCACATGAGGTTCATGAATGTCTTGAAAATATAACTCAATTTCATGATTGTTAAATTGTATGTCGTGTCTTAGGTTCCATATAAATCTCTTTCCATCTAATGCTCTCTTTACTATGGACTCATCTTCGTTAATGTCAGCAAAATCTAATAAGATATGAACATCTAAATCAGAATGATCATTATAATTAAAATTAGCAAGCGATCCAGTTAACTGGATGTCTTCAACCATTTCAGGAGAAATATGTTGATCGTTTTTAACAAAATTATCTACGATTTTTAAAATTGGCTTTAATATGTCCTCTCTAAAAACAAAATCATCCCAGAATTTAGGATGCAAAGTATCGTTATAGTAATTTGCATCTTCGAAATATGTTTTAAAAGACTTTGACATTGATATTAATTAGTTGTTACATATACTTTAACGTGATCTGTATTATCAGGCTGACCATCCTCGCTTAAGTCATTTGTTATATGCTCATGGACAGCTTTAATATAATTAGCTGCTTTTGTTACCTTTGCACGCATCCAGTCTTCTATAGGGTAGTCTTCTGTAAGCATGTCTTGTAATCCTTGCGCCATCTCAACTACTTGAGTTAGTTCTGCTGTAGATGTAACTTCAGTGATCGTTTCATCTACATACTCGTTCAAATACCCATCTAATTTCTGAGTCGTTTGCATATTATAATTATTTATACAAACTTATAGAGATAACCGTTGTCCGACTTGAAGTTTATCAGGATCAGAGAGTTTATTTACCTTTATAAGATCATTTATCGATCTCCCGGACTGTTTTGCTATTTTACTGAGAGTGTCTCCTGGTTTCACAGTATAAAAATCAGTTTCAACTGGTTGTGAGGGAGCATCTCCACCAAATGTTGCAAATGCCGCGGCATTTCTCTCCATTCTAGGTGCTACACCAGTATTTTCTGCTTTTGACTTCTTATAACCTGCATGATTTAAATATTCTTTAGCTGCTGCTTTAAATTCTCCTTGGTTTATAAATGCCAATGTATCTTTACTACCAGAAAGGTCACCTCTAAAGAAACCATCTACAATAGCATTGCGAACATATTGTGGTAAAGAATTAAATTTTGGTATTTTACGTTGTGCTGCCGCAATTTTAGATTTTACATCGATATCAAACAATTGTTTCATTTGTTTGTCAGTTAATGCTCTTCTACCACTAACCACCTCGCTATACTCTTTACCTACAACACTTTTTAAAACTTTATCGTTACGTAGAACAAGATGGCCTACTCCAACGGTTAAGTAACCTTTATGGTCTTTGTACGCGTAACCAGGTCGACCGTCTTTACCTTTACCTTCACTCGGAACAATATACTCATAATAAGTTTGATCCTGCTTGACAGCTTGAGTTATTGGAGTAGGCATTTTGGCTTGTACTTGCCCAGTGCCACCTAAAGTAGCACCTATAATACCTAATGCTGCTAGAGCATTAGTAAATGGCCCTTCTTGTAAGATTATATCATTTGCCTCTGCTAACTGATCAAATGTCATTCTAATTATTTATAGACTATGCTCCTTAAAGGTACACTTTCATACTGTTCCTCATAGTCACACGTTCCATAAAAATAATTATCTAACTGCTCTGTTAACCTTGCTTTAGCTACCTCAAGATCAATTTCAAACCATTCATTCCTTATTTGTTTTGCAAAATGAGTCATTTGCTGTTTTATATTTTTCTCAGCCTTTAGGTATTCTGGATGTTTAATAGAATAAATAACCTCATAGTCTCTAAAAGGAGAACCCGTCTGATATGTTTGCAGACGGGTCTTTAGATTACGGGTTGTTCCTATTTTTATCCAACCGGGCCAAGAACTATTAGTAATGATATACAGGTAGCCTGGGGACATAAAAGTATTTATCCCCAGATATATAAAATACTATGCACTCTCCCAGGCTTTTGTATCATCATTAAATACTCTGGTCTGTTCACCTGACACAGGATCTGTTGACAGTGCAACATGTACCTCTTTCCTATGTGAAGCTTTATTAACAAACGACCAACCAGTACCAACAATACTCGAAGTACTACCTAAGATCATAGTGAACGTATCCGTCGATAATGTACCTTTAGCGATCAAAACTCCTCCTGCAATAGTAGCAGCGTGTCGTAAAAGTCCACCTATTTCTTTTTTGTACTTAGCAATACATCCTATAACTTTCTTCATATGTAATTATTTATACTATATAGATGAATTAAATACTTATATGGAACAAAGGGGAATACAACCATCTGATATTGAACGAGCTGCTCAACAGCTTGTGGGAGAGTATGGATGGATGTTTATCGCTGGATTAGCAATATTATTGTTTCAATCAAGTATTAAAAAACTCGCTGCTGGTCTTTTTGTGTTCTGGGGTAATGATTATAAAACAGATGATACAGTATACGTCGATGGAAAACCTGGACGTATTATACGAGTGGGTATTACTAAAACTGTCTTCTTTATATACGATGTTATCGATGGCCAAGTTATCGGTGGCAGTAAACTTGTTGTACAAAATGAATATCTAGGAAAACTAAAAATAGAGAAACCTCTATGCCAGTTAGATTTATCTAGATATAACGGTGCAAAGAAAAAGCACTAAGCAGTTTCTGGTTCAGGTTGAGCAACTGGCACCTTTTCAGCTAGTCCTGGAATCTCACAAGCACCACCTCCACAAGCAATTGTCTCTTGTACTTCAGTAGTATCTTCCTTTTCCTTAAAGGACTTATAGTTTACAGATTTAAACTTCTCAACAATAGCTTGCCAACGCTCTTCGTCTTTTTCATCAACTATAGACTCTAACGGAGCTTGTTTGTATAGCTTATCTCCAGTCTTAGGCAACAATGATACAGCACCAAAGTATTTCTTATTGTCATATAAGAACTTAAAGACTCTGTCCCATTCATCATCCTTTACAACTGCTGTACAACTAACATTATGTTCAACATTATTAGTGTTTACATCTGTTGTTCCTGGTATCACCCAATTCTGTTGAGTTGATTTAATATACTTTAAATGCTGTAATGCAGTTATATCATCTTTCACTACAGCCTTATCAGATATCTCTATAGGAAACGTTACAACGTCATCTGTCTTATTTGCTGACCACACACTTTCCTCACACATATGTGGATTGCTTTTCTTAAAGTGTCTATAAATGGGATCGAGTTTATTACATTGAATACGTCTAAAGTACTTTCTGCTGTGATGAGGATGAATTCCTGAGGCACTTCCTAATACAAGAGAAGAAGTACCTTCTGGTTTAATACAAGTAATCCGAGCGGCTTGATTGATGTTTAATTTCTTAGCCCAGGCTTTGTTAACTTTAATAGCATGCTCGGCTCCTTCCTTTTGATAATCAGGATTTAATAAGATTTTAGGATTATCCATCATACCAGTAATAGATACACCTAATAGAGCTTCTCCTTCTGTTAATTGCTTAGAAGCTGGTCTCAAATAGTTGAAATCAGAGTATGCAGCTTGTAGAGTTCCAATGATAGTAGCAGCTTTAACTGCATCTAAAAACTTAGCCTTAGTATCGATATTAGCTCCATTAATAGATGTTAAATTACAAAACTGTACACCACAGACACCATCTTCAGTAACTGGAACAAATCCAATCTCAAAACAAGGATTGTATAATTGCCATGGATGATTACCAAACACAAAACCAGGTTCTCCAAATTGTTTAGTTTTATTAAGAATGTCTGTAAACTCTTCAAACGTAGTTTCATTTCTTAATAATAAGACACTGTTATTACTTCTAGCGCGTTGAGGTTCAATGTGAATCCAGCTTATACGTTTATTATCAATAACATCTTTATATTCATATTCACTTAGCTCAACCTCATACTTCTTTTTATTAACAGTAATCTTTCCAACATATAAATTAGTTTCATCATCATGATAAAACTTCGTATGTCTTGTAACATCAAAGAATGTTTTAGAGTTCATCATCTCTTCATCATCTTTATCAAAAATAAGTGATGTAGCTGAACGACGAATACCTCCAGACAATACTGCATCAGCACAATGCATTAAAATATCATATGCATTAATAGGCTTTAACCTAGTTTGTTGTTGCTGTTCAATGATATAATCAAACAACTCTTTTACTTTTAAATGACATTGCTTTAGTCCTTCATAACCAGGAGCTTTTCCACCAGCAGTTTCTAGAGGAGCTCCTTTAGGTCTAATCTTACTAAAGTCAAAAACAATCTTACGACCAGAAAAAGCTGTATTACGAAAATAAGAATTTAATAATGCCTCAATAGAATCAGACCAACCTTCAATACTATCCTCTACAACATATGTTACAACTGTCCCAGTCTTATCTTTAGATGTTACTAAGTCTGGAAATCGAGAAACAAAGTGTTTTGATACTCCAATACCGACACCACAACCACAAAGTAGTAAATAAAATATCTCTGCAAATGATCTAATACTATCAACGTGTCGCACCGCGCAATTATATATACGAGCGTTATGTGCCAATACAGCCTTACCACCGAACTGCATTGACCTCATCGACGGAACAATGTGTTTTTCTTTTACTTGCTGGAACGACCACTTAATAGTATCAATATCTTCCTGAGGCAAATCCCTCTTAAATTGATCGACATGCATCTTTGCCACTCGATTTATACATTCATCCCACGTCTCTCTTCTATTAAGACTTTTGTTGAACCGTGCATACTTGCTTGTAAAAGTAAAGGTAGATATCTCGTCTAGATAATTAATATTTTGTGGCATTGATGTATTTATTTATGCTTCATTCTGCTGAATAACAGGTCACGACTGAACAAGCATGCTACACATAAATATAACTATTTTTTTGAAAAATTCAACTTACCGTTTTACTGTGGCTTGTCCGAAATAAAATCCAATAATAGCTGTCAAGGCTTGTCTAATCTCAGGTACTAACAGGTAACCTTCTATCTCTACAAAGACTGGCTCTGTCTTAGTTCCTAATAGTCCCCACAATATTTTTCGTGTAACTAGTTCTTCTACAACAATTGGATGATTCATAAATGTAGTAATGAAGGGAGCTAGGATGACACCAAATAGAACGCTCACAACAATTAATCTACGAACCCATTTACCTGCATCTACACCTACACGCTGTACGGCTTTATCAGCAGAGTCATCAGCGAATTTCTTTTCTTTCATCATCATCTCAAAGCGCTTCTGTTCGTTTTCAGCGCGCTTGGCGACAAGCTTAAAAAAGAAACCTACGATAGACCCACCAGCCATTGTCATTATTTCTGCAGGTATCACTGTAAGTATTTAATTAAAAGGATGTCAGAGTACGACACTTAATCAAATGAAAAGGTGTCGTTATCTTCGCTTATCTCAATATTCGTTAGGCTCTCACAACCAGAGAATAC